CTTACATATGCAAGACTTCTGGCCATTCTTGTAAAAGTCCTGAACAATTAGCAATACAAATCTATTTGGATGAGTTTACTTTCGAAAAAAATGTGTATTGCTATGTAGAGTTCTTCCTGCAAATTTACCAAAGAATAATGGCTTTGATTTTCAAATACCTGATGCCAACAACTCCAGGTATGCAGACAGAAGAACCCATCCCACAAGCTTATGGGTTTGGAGATCCATTAGAAGATGCCTATATTGATGTCACTGACATTCAATTCCAAACCATAACTGAAGGCAATAGAGCAGCCCAGCAGATGATGTATTATGACGAAAATGGTAAGCAATTTCCTAGTTTTGAAGAGGCAAAGGCTTATTTTCGCACATATACAGATCCACCTAAGAGAAATGAAGCAAAAAAATGGTATCAAACTGGCTTAGATGCTTTCAACTCCAAAGGTTTAGTTAAACCTTTTATTCTTCGAGTCACTAGTAGAAATCTTTTTCATGCTTTCCATTCACGTCAAGTTGGAGTGAAATCTATAGAGACGAGGGCTGCAAGAAGGTTATATGAACGGTTTGCGAGAAAAATGGTAGCTAAGTGGGTTAAAAAGATCAAGATGTACTGGGAAATGCATGGCTTGATCACGGAAGAAGATTATATCTCTGAAATGCCCCCAAAAAAACAGAACATCTATCGGGCAGGCTTAGAACTATATAATAAAACTGGAACAGTGCCAGTTGTTTTGGAGATGCGCCAGAAATCGAACGAAGCACACTATGATCATTTTGATAAAATTAGAGGTAGATTATTTTTTAATCCTACAGGACAAGCTAAAATTATTGCTGGATGTTATAATAAGAACGTCATAGTAGCTTGTAAGAGCTTTCTACCTCAATTTGTTCATGGATTAGATTGTGCCGAATTAGAAACCCGGATTGAATCTCTATGGAAAGAAGTTTCTAACCCTTGTTTTGGAGATGCGGATGGATCCAGCCACGATGCCCATGAACATCAGTGGAAGATAGATGTAGTGGATAACGCACTTCACAAAGCCTTAGTTGCAGAGTATGGAGCTCGTTTAGGATATGATACTCTTAAGACTGCGGCTTTGATGGCAAACGTTACGTGCTCGATACGCCCTTTTTTCGCATATTATGTGGGGACTAGAAATGTTATGATGAAGGGAGTATTAGTTGGAACAGTTAATTCGGGAGCCAGCACGTTAACAACGTTAGGGAATACGTTGAGAATTATTGTTTGTCAACAACTGATCAAAAAATTTGGAAATTTCATGGAAAACGAATTGCAATATCTTCAATCAGGAGATGATCAGTTGCAAGTAGTAACGGAGAGCAAGAAGGATCATTATAATTGGATCAGTAGCGTTCTTTATAACTCTACTGAACAGATGGGTGGCATAGGCTATTTGGTGAAAGTTCAAAATTGGACGGGCAATATCTTTAGTTTCTTATCAAAAACTGGAGGAGCTTCTCATGACCGTGTAAGCGCGCATCGAATGTGGCACAGAGCGATCATAGGAGGAAATCAATGCCATAAGATAACTAGAAGATTTACGCCAGCTCATCATGTTTGGGCTGTAAATAGTCAGTTGGCCAGTTGGGTAGGAGATTTAGGTGTAATGAATAGTTACTTGAATGAGAGGCGAGTAAAGTTACCCCAAGTCGTACCTACTAAGCGCCAGGTTCAATGGATGCATGAAGAAGAATTTTATAAAATGGTTTCACATGCTAATCCTCACGCCCAACCTGGCCACTTCGAGCACTTAACCCCATTTTTATATCAAAGCACATATAGCATATTTTCTCAATATTCTAATTCCCATGTGTTTTATGATATGCTCGAAGGGTTGAAGTACTGTTAAGCAATTATTTGAGTCTCCTAATATAAGACTAACCGAGCTTGGATGGGGAGACTATAATTGTACTTTATGTACTTCTAACCTGTTGTTTTGTGTTTTATTAATCAGATACTTTTAAACACACTCCGTTACCCTGCCTGATGAGAGAAACATCAGGAGTAGTGCCTCTTCGATACTACTATAAATAAAAATGGAGAGCAGATTTCAAGCTTCTGAAAAACAAAAC